TATAATAAAGTATTATTAATAACTTCCTTGCATATTCGAAGCACTACATATAAGCCGCAAAACAAAATGTTCCACTTTTGCAAAACATTTTGTTCCAAAATCACACTTGTTAACACAATTCAAAATGTGATTTAAATCCGAGTTAAATGTAGTCTTAATAAACATTTATTATCTTTGCACCACACATGGCGATGTTGTATATTAGGATAAAGGCGGAACCGGGAAACTGGAACCGCCTTTTTTTTACAAATAATATCTAAGGCTATACATATTAATAGAAAATAAATAGGATTCATGAAATCTACCGGTTGTCTATAAAATCAGATGTTATCAAGCCTTTATCGGGAAACTTCTTTATTTTTCTCCCTCTCTCTTGATCACTTGTCAAGTCACGTAAATGGTACTGGAAGGACTGTTAGGGATAAATGATACGTGGTTAAGGTATAGAGATGTTAGAAGCATAGAATCTCAAGACAAATTAGATTCTATGCAATCTAGCGGAATGTACGCATTATCAGAATCTTCACAATTAGAATATGTTCGTAATTGTATATTAGTTGTAATCGGCCATCCTCGTATCGTTTGTGTTCAGAAATTATATAATTATAACGGAATTATATATAAATATCGAGTGAAATGGCATAGTAATACTTGGAGTAATTGGCAAACCGTTTCTTTGACATGATTTTCTTAAAAATTGAGAGCTGGAAGGACTTCTGCCGATAGTAAGTGCGGAAAATAACGGATTGATGAGTAAGAATGGATTCATCACTAGGGGATTGATTAACGATACTTCTCAATACAAGTCATTCAATGATATTACTATGAATGGCATTTATTTTATCGGTGGAAGTTATGATGGTACCGACGGTCCCGTATCAGATGTAATCTCAAGTGGTTTTATTACTGTGTATAACCATAATAATACAGTGATTGAACAAGTGTTTTATATCAGGTCTTCTTCGGATATATATACAAGAACTTATGACTCGGGAAGATGGCGAAGCTGGGAAAAGGCATAATGAGAAAAACGGACGGAGTGAGATGAAAACCGCCTGTTCCTCATGTGCTGGAAGAACTGATGCCGATTGCTAATTTAGGAAGTAAAGGGCTCTTGAGAAAAGGCGTTCTTTCTCCTATATTGGTTTGCAATAAAGACTCCGTTCAAGAAGTATGTGTCGTTCGCCTAGCGAGTTCATCTAACGCCTATATCGGTATGATATTGTATGTATATTGGGGTGGTTCTACAGGTCTGTTCTTTATTAATAGTAAGACTGGTAACTCCTATATCATAAGGAAAGTCAACGGTAGTATGATTTCTGAAATAGAGTTCAAACGAAAAAATGATCATCTCTTCGTTCGGAGCAAGACAAACACAGCTTCATTTCGTGTAAGTGCTTTGTTTTTGGATACTACTGGGGTTGACCTGTCTTTATCCATGAATATAGTTGATGAGAATCTGGATGATGCTGAAGATATAGAAATACTATAATTCTTTGGTAACATGAGGAGCGGACGGGTGTGGACCGGCACCCATCCGTTTTATCTCATTAAAATATGACTTATTTTTAATACTATGTTGTTTGTATTTGTTTCCAATCAGTCCAAGTTCCATTATTACATATTCGAATAAAAAATCTGCTCTGAAAATCTACAAAAGTTTGCTTGATGGTGACCTCATTAATAGCAATCGTTTCCAAGAATCCATAATTACTTGATGTATTGGGTTTATTATCCAATGATTGGGTTTTATCGACAAACATATATCCAGTATTATTAGCTTCATTAAAATCAGTAATTTCACCAAATCTCCTTTTGTACCACGTATCATTTATCCCTAACAGTCCTTCCAGCTCTCAAATATTGCTAAATTCTTGTCAAGATATAGGAATTTCGATTGCGCCGGATGGTAAATCTAGATTGTTTTCATGGCTTAGATTGAGCCCCCCATTCGTGCCAATGCACAATGTACTGATATACACGTATGCTGATGATTTTACATAAACAATGGTTTTGTTCTCTTTTTTTTGATAATAAACATTAGTTAAATAGGTTCCTCTTTTTATCGAATTAACGGATAGACCATCGCTATATCCTGTTAATAAAACAACAGACGGAGATGAATTTTCATGGTTCTTAAATACTGAAATAAGCATTGATATTCCTGTTGTATCATTTTCAAATTCGGCAATTTTACAATACTTCTGCTGGTCTTTTTGATATGAAGTGGTCATTCTTTGAATTGATGGCATCAATCCATCTTTTTCACTCGTTGCAACACCAATCAGTTCTTCCAGCTCTCAAATATTGCTAAATTCTTGTCAAGATATAGGAATTTCGATTGCGCCGGATGGTAAATCTAGATTGTTTTCATGGCTTAGATTGAGCCCCCCATTCGTGCCAATGCACAATGTACTGATATACACGTATGCTGATGATTTTACATAAACAATGGTTTTGTTCTCTTTTTTTTGATAATAAACATTAGTTAAATAGGTTCCTCTTTTTATCGAATTAACGGATAGACCATCGCTATATCCTGTTAATAAAACAACAGACGGAGATGAATTTTCATGGTTCTTAAATACTGAAATAAGCATTGATATTCCTGTTGTATCATTTTCAAATTCGGCAATTTTACAATACTTCTGCTGGTCTTTTTGATATGAAGTGGTCATTCTTTGAATTGATGGCATCAATCCATCTTTTTCACTCGTTGCAACACCTATCAGTTCTTCCAGTACTGAGGCATTGGCTTTCAACGCCTCACTTAATTCCATCTTTTCCATAATATTTTTTATTTACCAGTTTCCAAATTGTTTTTCTTATAATCCTGCCATGAGTCGGCAAGCTGCCCCACCGAAGCGGAAGTGTAGAGGTCAAGTATATGAATCTCGTCATCGGCAAGCTCCACAAGCTCGTTCCGATAGATCTTCTCCGCAAGTACGTGCGCCGGAAGACCGGGCACGTTCCTGTAAATGCCGTCAGCAATATCCTTACGGATATCCGCTATCACCATATCCTGTCTGTCTATCCCCGTGAACAGGGGAAATTTTGTAAAATCAACTTTCATAATATTCTTAATTAAATTCATACTGTTATCCGCAATAAAACATAACCCAATAATTACCCATACACTTAATGAAGCCGGATGCAAAATCCAAATCAATATAAGACACCTCCTGTCCTCCGGGAGCAGGCAGGATCCGTCCTCCTGTCAATCTTACTCCGCCGCTCATACGTTTGAAGTATATGGTATGTCCCGGAACATCCGGAGGAAGTGTCACTTCTATATTGTCTCTATTAATAAACATCACATTATCATCGTTGTTGTTCAATGAAGCTTCGACAGAGATATTCCTCCAGTTGCCAACTATGCCACGGATGGATACATAGCTGTCATTGTTCGGATGAAGGAAAATGTTACCACCCTCCACGAATAGAGGAATGCTCAGGGTCTTGATGTGCATTCCGATCATGGCATTCGGACTCTGTATGTCAATTCCGGCATCATACGATATCCCTTCGATTGTGACAAATTTCGTGTTCCCTCCGATTTTTACACGTGCAAATGTCCTTTCGTTATAAAACTCTATCTGTCCGGCAGACAGGTTGAAACCGACATGGGAATCCGTCCCCGCATAAAGAGTTTTTGAAGACAACATGCCGGAATCTATGGAAAACGGACCGATACGTCCGCTATCCGCCGTGATTTTTCCGCTGATGTCCACGTTGACCGCCCTGATACCGTCCGCATCAATCATGGACGCCTTGATCTTCTCGGTCAGCAACAGCTTGGTGGCGATAAAAGTCCAGCTCTGTGCTACCTCCCAGTATTTTATTTTTCCCGAAGCCACATTCTGTTTGGGGGTCTCCGTCGAAACCGACGTATGCGAACGGATGCACAGGTACAGCAGGTTGTCATAAAGTACAATGTCGTAAAACAGCTGCCCTTGCTTGCCCTCCAGGTAAGACACAGACGCCCCCCATACACGCATACGCATGCGCGCTCCCTTATCTCCCTTGTCACCTTTTGGAGCAAAACTGACCTGTCCGGTTCTAGTCACCAACGGCATATCACCTCCTTATTCCTTGGTTGTGATGGTCCATGCCACGTTGCCTCCTGCCTGCTGGCACATGTCCCAAGTACACGTGCCGGAAGTGGCTGCTGTACCGGAAGTAGACGGGTTAAGGACTACTCCTGCACTGTCCATGAACACGAAATAGAAAGTCATGTCCTTGTACTTGGTGGTACTTCCACGCTTGACCAGAATGGGCTTATAGACCACCGTGTCACCACTTTCCCGGATGGTCTCGTCCTCGGGCGTGGGATTCAGGATCAAATCAAACGGATCGGACGCATCCATTACGGACTGTGTGTCCTGACCGATGAGCTTGCCACTCTGATAGACCTCGACCTTGAATACTCCGGTGGTGTCCACCATGTCGTTGGTAACGGTCAATGTCTGTGTGGTCTTTCCGCTCAGCACGCTCCACGCACCGTTGACCTGGTTGTACCATTTATACGTCAATCCGGTAGTGATGTCGTCGCTACCCATGCGCGCAACGGCTTTCAATATACAGCTCTGCCCCTTATCCCGTAAAGTAAAATACTTGTTGTCTCCGGCGATAATCGTCACATGCTTCTGGTTTCCGACCCCCTTGGTGATGGGGATGCTATAGACGAACTGGACGGTGTCGCTGGTATTCCCTATCGTCACGGTAGCTTCACCCTTGATGGTACAAGAGGCCGCTCCGCTCGCCTTGACCAGGTTCTTGACGATCTGCAATCCGTAGTAATCCGTCGTACCGGGCTGGTAAGGGATAAACTTGAAATGTCCCGTCTCAGCGCCAAATGTGTTGGTGGAGACATTGCCCGAGAACTTGATCTCGACATCATTGAAATACCATTTCATGGAGGAAGGAACCACCAGCCCTTCCGCCACCCGCGAAGAGGTGAGAATGAAGGACAAGACGGGCTTGAGCGAAGCGAAATCCGGTGCGATGTTCGTCGGCGCGGACGCTTCGCCCATATACTCCTGATACAGATCTCCCTGGTTACACTGGATGGCAGGCATGTATACGCCGCCCTTTTGCGAAAATATGACCTGTCCGGTCGCGCTGGCCAAACTCATGACGCTCCTCCTTCCCCGGTTGTTTCCGTACTATCCGTGCCTTCGGAGCTCTCTCCCCAAGAGGCTGGTGTGAATACTTCGACGGGATGGTCCGTACCGTCTATCTCTTCTTTCGCCGCCTGCGGGGTCAGGCAGACGCCGCCCGCTTCCTTGGCCCTGTCAAATACCGTGTCGCCGGGGAAACGTGCCACGTCCGCCTGCCACAATAATACATTGCCATCCGCTGTCCTGTTGCGGATATCGGTCAGATGCAACCGGTCGGCAACCTCCTTCGTTACTTTAATGTAAAATGCCATAATTCTATTGTTTTTAATGTTATCCAAATTTTCTTACTACTACCGCCTTGCCCCCCTGTGTGAGCACCTTGCCGCCTTGTGTCAGCGCCACGTAAGGGCCTCTGTCCTCCACCTCCAGCTTTAACATCATGCCGTTGCTGAAAGGTATCCTGGGAGAGTATCCGCCGGCAACCTTGGCATATCCGGCATCTCCGCTCTTCTTGACGTACCAGTGGCAGTTAAACATGGCGGATGGATTCGGGATAACCCCCATGGTATCCCGAATGACGGGTCTGGGAAAGATGGCGTAAGTCCCGTCCGGAACACCCGTAGGTACGCCCTCCCAGTCGGCTTCAATCTTCGGAATCCTGCGGCGTATCACAGTAGAGACTGCCGGGTCCGATGTGCCCGGGGTTGATGCCGGAGTCCCGGAAGCCGCATAGGTGGCCTTGCAGACAATCGTGATGTCATCACCTATATAATTGCGGTCAATCTTATATACATTCTTGTTCAGTGATACAAACTCCCAGTCGTTGTCACCCGCTCCTGTGGTTATCGCCTCCAGCGCTCCCGTAGACAACAGACGGTACCAGAAGAACCTGCATTTGCCCGTAGCCGTCACGTCCGTGTCGCCTACCATCAGTTTAGCCGTGATGGTCTGTGCGGTGATGTCACGCACCGGGTTCCAGTCCAGCGTGGACGGGCTGTCTATCGTCAATACGGGGATCGCATCCGTACCGTCAACCGCGCGGACAAGACGGCTCATCTGAAAAGTAAACAGCTGTCCGGTACGTGTGTCGGCATATTCCGCGTAAAACTCCAGCGTGACGGGTTTTAGGACGGTGACATTTTTTTTCATTGTGATCTGTCCCTTGTTGTCACCGGACTCCGTAATGCTGTAGCCTGTGTTTGTCGATGTGATAAGTGTGCGTGTGGTTCCGATGCGCTCGTACCACTTCATGTTGGTCAGCCTGGAGTTGACCGCCCCGATTTTAGTCACCGCTTCCGGATCGGTGGCGTTGCACCGCGGAAACAGGACCAGCGGTGTCAGCGTATAGTCCGGAGTGTATTCAGCTTTGTCAGCCTGGTAGACCTGCATGTCCGGCACGCTGCCCACCACCTCGATGTTACAACTGGTTTGTAACAGCCGGTAGTTGATTTCTATTTTTCGTTGCTTTGTTGCCATTGTATAAAACCATTTTAAAATGTTACAAAATTCTCCGCCACTTCAAACTGCTGCCCGTCACGCAATAACGCCTGTGCTTTAAACGTACACACCCGCATGTTGGTATAATTCGGTCCGAGATCATCTATCGTCAGAGGAAGATTTTTCCCGGCGCCGGCACGCTTCACCGCCCATGCGTTATCTTCTGATACATTCCCGGTATCACGCGTCCAGCTCACATCAGCGTCAAGTATATGATCTGTCACGTCACGGTTGTACAGCTTGCCGGTAATATATAGCGTTGTGGAAAAAGTCTCGATATCAAAATACCACCCCTTTGTGCTGCCGATCTCTATCGTAAATTCCGGGTTCCCTTCCAGCATCGCCCATCCGGCTGCCGCATATTGCGGTTCGTCGGCTGTTCCCGTCATCAGGCACTTCCATTTGCAGCCGTAGTGCCAAACCGTGTCCGCCCGCTCCTGCGTATTGGTGTAAGGATTTTCAGAGGACGCGACTTCGGCCGACCAAAAGCCACGGTCCACCAGTTCCTGTACGGGCAGTCCCTGCCAGTCCACCCGGTAAAGTTCACCGAAGATGCCGGCACGGGCGAATATGTACGAGTGCTTATAGTTGATGGGGAGATTGTCAAACAAATCCAAATTGGGCAAACGCCCCAATATCATGTAATAGTTGTTCTGTTCCAGGACAGGTTTCGTTACTCCTTCCAGCCAGACAAGACATTTATCCGTGGTGGCGGACAAATACCAGTAGCTTTGCCTGTCCTCATTGATGGCATTGCCTCTGCGCGTGATAATCATCAGCTCAGTAGGGGGATAGTTCCGGCCTCCCGGCACCTCGCTGTCCGGATACACCAGTACCGAGATGGAGTTGGCCGCTATGTTCTTCGACAGCACACGTACCCATGAAGTGTAATACTCCCCCGTAGAAAAGAGGTTGTTCACAATCCCATAGACCACATCCCCCTCCTGGAATGCGGTAAAGTCATTCTCCCAACGCTTGCGCAATTTCAGGGTATAGGTTCCGTCGCTCTCCAAAGTCACGGACTCAATGACCCCGTTCTCGGAGTAAGACGTATCGCCCTCTTGTGCGTTCAGGCGGTTATAGATGACCTCCTTGAACACTGCGGAACCGCGCACCTCAAGACGCTCGAACTGACCGCGCCCGTCAGGATAGATACCGGCACCTTTACCGGCAATCATGGAGTCGATGAAATCACCGAACTTCAATAAGAAATTTGTACGGTCGGGACGGTCCTTGCAGAGGAAGGTTGCTATAGCCCTCAGGGAGGAGAAAGCCGTATAGTCGCTCGGACTCTCCATATCGCCGGTCTTCAGCAGGCGGACATTGTCCGCCATCTCCTGCGCCAGCGTGTATTCCAGATTGTTCAGTGTCGAGTCCACGGATGACTTCCATGAGGTACTGACCGCCGACGAGCAGTCAATGGAAGCCTCGGAAAGATTGCCCAGCTTCCTCTCTATCCTTGTGATGCGGGTGTCAAGATACCCGGCCTCGAAATACTGCGCGTCCTCCAGTCTCACCCTTTGCCCGAGCGATAACGGCACACTGTTTTTATCCACATGGATGTAATCCGTGTTGCCGGAATAGATGGATATGTCCTTGCTGTATTCTGTCAGGAAGCTGTCAACCGCCTGCTTGTACTGTTCTTCCGCTATCGGGTAATACTCATCCGGCATGCGGATGTTCGTCAGGATATACGTGTCACCGATGTTCGGTATGATGTTGCCTCCCGGTATCTGGGTGTTCTCGTCCGGGTAGATGTTGATGATCTCGAACTCCTGTGTGTCGTTATGCCAGTTGCACTCGAACTCCCTTCCGGAGAGGTCGCCGCTTTCGAAGGTGATGTGTATCACCTCCTCACCGATCATGTATTCATCCGGATTGAAGGGGAGATCCTTGTCCTTGACATAATAGACGGTGTATTTCTTCCCGTCCTTATTTGTCTGCTCCTCGGACCTTACCGAGGATACCGTACCCAGACGGTGCGGGAATATATCCTGAAAGGCCGCTTCCTCGCGATGCTCCTTCAGGCCCAATTGGGTGTTCAGGTCGATATACTTGTCCCGTGACGGCAGTTGCAGATGGGTGTAGCCGTATTTTGACGGGTCAATATTTTTGGCTGAACCTACGGGAATCAGCCGTGTAAACCACTTGACCGAATTGGAATTCTCATTCTGGGTCAGTCCCGTCTTCAATCCCTTCATATAGCCGAGCGTGACCCGTTCGCCGTGTTCGCATTTCCCTATGTTCAGGTATTCCCCGTCCAGCCACCACTCGGTTTCCCAGGCACCGGCTATCTCGCCTGCCGCATCCCAGCAGAACAGGCCGTTGAAGTTGATGGTCTTCCGGTCACCGGTGACGGCCTGGCCTGCACGCCACGTCACACCGTCGGTGTTGCGGTTCATGTTCGCAACCAGCTTTTCCAGCATTTCCATCGGCGTGCCGTCGTAGGCGAAGACGGACTCCAGGTCGTCCTCCCCCTGGTTCAGACGGCAGAACAACAGGTCCTGCATGTCGTGCTCGCGGCCGTAGAAGCTGATATTGTAGGTGTATTTCTGTGTGTCGGTCTTTTTCGGCCGGTACTCCTTCCTTATGGAGAACCGTTTTCCCGATATCTCCACATAGTCGCCGACCGACAGGACGAAGAACTCCCAGGTGGTGAAGTTCACCGTCACCACGAATTCCGCCCCCACCTCCTCGGTCCACCGGGATGATGAGTCGGGACTGACCTTCTTCTTCAGGGTTCCCTGCCTGTTGTAGATCGCAAGTTCCATTTATGATGCTTTTAAATCGTTTTTAATCACTGTTTGAAAAAGGTTTCGGCTCGCGCAGCGTGACCGTGAATCCGGCTATCTGCTGGCCGGTACTTCTGATTGTCGTGAACTGGCTGTACCGGGTATATTCCTTCAGATAGACCTTCATCACCCGGCCTATCTCCGGGACATCCAGCGTCAGCCATCCGGACTTCAGCAAGGCAAGCACGGCGTTGTAGTTATTGAACCACCCGGCCCGTGTATCCGCGACCACCGCCATCTTCAGCGTGATGTCCCTCGCCTCGTAGCGGGGAAGCAGGGTTTCGGGCAGCTCCTCGCCGTCAAGCTCCCGGTAGCTGACGGATGTGTACTCCTTCATCTTCGGCGGCTTCATCAGCGAGTCGTAATTGGTATGGTCCCCCGCGTTTTCCTCGTACAGGAAACATCCCAGGGACGCCATGTCCGTCCCGTTTATTTTCAGCAGTCCTTCCTCCACTTCCATAGCCCTATGTTTTCAGTTTCACACCGCGCCGGAGCTCCGCGATGTTCTCGTTTATCGTCTCGAGGTGTCTGAGGTACTCCGAATTCCCCGCAATTTTGCCCAGGGATGTCGCCATCCCCTCGAGATGCCTCGTAAGGTTGTTGTCAATGCTGATGATACGGTCAAGGGCCGCGTTGCCGATCCCCTCCAGCCTTCCGGCCGTCTCCTCGGTCATGGAGGTGACGGTTCCGGCCCGGCCGGACTGGGAGGAGCCCTCCGGCTGCCTGATGTCGATCCCGGCATCCTTCAGGTAGCCGCCGACCAGGTCCATGATGTTCTGCAGCTCGGGTATGGCGCTCTGGTAGTCGCCTACCAGGCCTTCGGTGCGTTCGGCCACCTTCTTCATCAGCTCCGTCTCGTCGATCTTTCCTTTGGCGTACTCCTCGTACAGGGCGGCAATGTCATCACCGAACGAGCCGACCACCTTGTCAAGCACGATGGTGCGCATCATGTCGGAAACAATGTCACGGAAGGTGTCCGAGGCATAGTCCTTGAAGCTGTCCAGCGCGTCCTTCCCGTTGTCGAACCAGTCCCACAGGCTGTCCACGAAGTTCTCCGTCAGCGGCTCGTACAGGGAGCTCACATACTCGTGCAGCTGTTCTATGTATTCGTCGTATTTTTCCCGGAGCTCTATAAGGGCCTCGAGCGTCTCCTTCGTCTGGCCCACAAGTTTGTCGCCGTAGTTGTCGATAAGCGATTGTGCAAGCTCCTTGTTGATCAGTCCTTCATCATCAAACAGCTCGCCTAAGCCCTGGTTCCGCGCCCAGGTGACAAGGTCCTCGGTCTTCTGTGACTTCCCGCCGATACCGGTGCCCAAAAAACCGCTGCTTTTTTTCCGCGTCTCGATACGCAGGTTGTTGATAGCCGCCGTCTGGCCTTCCTTGTAATCCCCCTGGCCCCAGATGTCCCTCCATTCGTCCCACCATGAGAGGGCGGACAAATTGCCCATCACCCAGTTGAGCGCGCCCGTCAGCCATCCGCCCCCGCTCTCGTTGCGGTATATCGCTTGTGACTCCATGGCCTTGTCCGCGTAAGCCTTGGCCACTTCGTCATGCAATGCCCTGTAATCACGGAGATTCTTGAGGTTGTCGGCGGAAAACCAGTTGCTCTCGGCCTGCTGCGCCTCCAGGGCGGCGATACGGTATTCGTTCACCGCATCTGTCAGGGCGTTTATCTCCTTGATCTTCTCGGCGTAGGCCTCGTATTGTTTGAAAGCCCGGTTGTTCCCCAGTTCGCTTATCTTCTGGAACAGCTGTATCGCCGCGGATATGATGGTCAGGATGACCGACGCCTTCTCCACAGCCGAGATGGCATTCACCCCGGTCTGCGCCACTTTGCCCAGAGAGTCGATGGTGGTGAGGGTGAACAGCGCCACATCCCCCATCAGGGTGATGATCTCCCCGGCCTGCCCGCCGATGGCGCCGCCCAGTTCCCCGACGGCACGCGCCAGCTCCCCGACGATGTCCGCCGCTTCCTTTTCGGCTTTCTCCACCCGGGAGGATGACCTGGCCACCTTCTCCTGCGCCTTGTTGTATTTCTCCATCGCGGCGGCGGCCGTCAGATAGGTTTCCTCCATCTTCCCGGTCCTGTCATTATACCTCACCCCCGTGGACACCCGTCCTCCGGCATTCACGGTCTCAAGGTTCTTCCGGGCCTCGGCAAGTTCGCGTTCGGCTTCGGCGAGCTCGCTCTTCCTGTCGGCAAGCGCCTGGAACGGGTTCCGGCTGTCCAGCTCGTCCATGATCTCCCGGATGGTCGTGGTGTATTCCCTCAGGTCCTCGGGGGAGAGCACCTGTGCGGCGGCCTGTTTGGCCTTCTCGAACTGTTCCAGCAGGGAGTTCAGGGTGCCTGTGGAAGTTTCCCTCAGGTTCTCGAAGGCACGTATGTAATCGGGTGATTCCGTCAGCTGCTTGTAGTCCAGTCTGATGAGTTCCTTCCCCTTGTCCTTGGTCGCACGCGCGATCTGCAGGTCCAGGGATTCCACCCCGGCGGCATCCCCTTCCGCTTCGGCCTTGCGGCGCTCCTCATAAAGCTGTCCGATCTTATGGTTGTATTCCTTGTCCAGGGCGACCCGCTTCTCCTGGTAGGTGCCGTATTCCTTGTAATATTCCACCCATTCCCTCAGGTTCCTGTCGCGGAACTCCTTCTCGATGTCGTAGGATTCCTTCAGGTACCCCATGGTAGCCATCGCCCGTTGCTGGGACGCATTGTCCCTTACGGCCTGCCTTTCCTCGGGCGTGGACTTCACACCCCGTTTCTTCTCGGCCTCGTCCATTTTCTTGAGGGTGTCACGCTCTTCCTTGTCGATCTGTGCGAGCGACTCGTCAAGCTCCTGCCTTGCAAGGGCCTGGCGTTTCCTTATACCTTCCTGCATGACCGATATGCGTGCCGCCTCAAGTTTCTGCTGTGCCCTGATACGGGCGTCGGCGAGCTCGTCCTGATAATCCCGGGCCGATTTGCCCGTATCTTTGGTTTCCTTTTCTCCTCCGCCTCCTGTGATGTAATCGGTCACATTGACGGACTTAGCAGCGGATTCTATATTTTTTTGTATGTCAGCGCGTTTTTTTGCATTCTTCTCAAGTTCCGCCGTCCGGCGCTCGAATTCGGCAATCAGTCTGCCGTCTTCCGTAGAGTCATAATACATCCCCAATCCCCATTTCACAAGATTGGATCCCTGGCGTGTAGTATTCTCACGGACCCATTTGTTATATTCAGCCTGCCGCTTTTTCGCTTCCCTGTATTCCTCCCTGTTACGGTTAGTCCAGTTAGTGTCCGCATTCATGGCACGTTGGAGCTGCCAGTCCTGTTTAGTATAGTCCGCTATGATATCCTCGCTGGCTTTCGCCTGCCCGGCACGGATAAGGGCCTGTGTCAGACTGTCATAGGCTGATGCGGCGTTACCCGCCAGGATCGCCTCGTTGGTGAGATTGGCGAAATACTGGGGATAGATCTTCTGCAGCTCGTCCGCAGCCTTGTTCCGTTCCCTTTCGCTACGGGTCACGTCCTGTGTGGCGGAATACAGGATTCTCAGCCGGGAGATCTCATCTGCTTTGGAGGACACTGCTTTTTTTGATGCAGCGTTCAGGTCTTCCGCAGCTTTCTGTGCGGCTGTCAGCTCCTTGTTGGCCTTGCCGATATTTTTCACCCATTCCCATAGGTCCTTTCCGTACACTATTCCGAGCGATATGGCCGCGACAAGCGCTGTCTGCCATGAGAATAATGAGCCGGCAAGCTGCTTCCACACCGGCACGCCTTTCTGCCCGGACCGCATCAGCAACTCGTTCTGCTGACGCACGTCCCTGATGGCGTCCGTCAACATCGGAAGATTATTGGAAATAGCAAGAATGAACATCTGCGGCCCCATGGCAAGGGAGGGTAGTTCACGCGCAACCTGCTGGAACTGCAGCCGCAAATTATTCGTTTTCTTTGTGATATCCTCTATGCTTGCGGTAACTTGTTGTCCAGCTACGGGAGTGGAGCTCGTCTTTCTTTTAACAGCCTCCAGATCCTGCATCTCCGTCTTCAGCTGTCTGATGACTCCCTGCAGCGCCTGGATGTCCGCCATCTGGGCGTCGGTATTCGTACCTGCGGCCATGGCCTGCTTGAACCTTTTCTGCAGGGTCACAAGCTCCTGCTCCAGTTGTGCGATGACAAGTTTGGCAAATTGGCTCATATTGCCCAGGTTGCCCTCCACCGAGCGCATCCCCTTCAGTGTCTTGTCGTCAAGCAGTATCTCCAGTCTTACAGGTTCCATTTCTATCCTCCGAGTTTTGTTTGAAAATATTCAGTGGTGAATTTGTCCGGCCTACGGTTGCGCTCCCTTTCCAGGAGCTCCTCCTTGGTCACGTACCGGCTGACATCCGTGTTCATCAGCATCAGCTCGGCGTAGCTGATCTTCCACAGGATGTGCCGTTTCGTACGGCCGAACCGCTCCATCGCCTGCGCGATGATTCCGAAAACGCTATGGGGGCCTTCCTGCCGGCCCGTTAACCCGTTTTCCTTTCCCGGCTTCCTATCGGCTCCAGCAGCCCCGCTGTCCTGGACGCCAATGGAATAGTATTGCAAAAAGGCTGTATGTCCATGCCCCTGAGCAGCTCGATGAGGGCGGCGGAGAGCATCGCCGGATGCACCCTCCATCTGAGGTACCATGCCACAGGGCCGGAGAGCAGCATCCCCGAGAGCCATCCGGTGCATACGGCCAGCGCGACCATCCGGCTGACCGCCTTTCCCTTTTCCGCCACGAACCGCATCCTTTCTTCATAGTCCATCGCCCTGATCTCCTCCGGGGTGACACCGAGCTCCAGGTACCGCCTTGCTATGCGGATGACCGCCCCGGCGGGCGGACGGCGCATGACAAGGAAGGATTTCCCGGGGCGTTTTTTAAAGGGCCTGAGCGGCATCACCGGAATGCGGATGCCGATGTCAAGCAGCATGTCCGCCGCCTGGCATCGTGTGTCCCTGTCCTCCGTCATGACTCGGGATATTCCGGTACGACGTCACCCGGGGCGAAGATCTTGTAGGGAGGATTCTCCCCGGCCTCCTGCATCTCCAGCTCGCACTCGATGCCCAGCACGTTGCTGAAGTTGATGCCGTTGGCAAAATTGCAGGTGAGCACCCCGTTGTAGATCCGGATCGTGTGGCCGGTCACGGTTTCGATGTCAAACACGCCCTGCACGTCCTTGTCCTCCGTAGGGGGCACGTAGATTCCGGTACTTTCCTTCGTTCCGCCCATCACCTGTATCATGTTGTCCGCGGACAGCTCGATGAGCGTGAACGTCCATGTCTTGGTGCCCGGTGTGGACTTGAGCACGGCGAACGGCGCGTTGCGTTTCTGCGCCGCCCAGATGCGGGTCTTGGAAGGTGAGTCGCCTCCGGGCTGCAGCCCGTCCTCGGATATCAGCCCGAGAGCCTTCCCGTTATGTTTAAGAGCTTTCACGCCATAGATGGCGCCGGTATTCGTTTCTGGCATAATGATTTATGTTTTAATTGTTCTTTGATTTGTTTTTAAACCGCCGGAGCCCCCAGAAGAGAAGCAGGAGGACAAAACAGCACAACACCTTCGTCCTTGTCCGCTTCCAAAAAGAGGGAACCGGCTGTTTTTCCTCGGCCGTAGCCTCCTCTGACTCCCATCTCAGGTCCGAGGTCTCCCTTACGGTAATCTCCGGCCGGGCATGTGAGACGGCCGTGACGTTCACGCCGCCTTCCCCGTCCGATTCCACCCTCAGGTCCAGACCCTCATGCTGCTCCGTCACGCCCATGCCGGCCGGAAGGCCGCCTATCGTCCGGAGGAGCCCGGGTTTCAGTGCCAGGCTCGTCAGAGTCGTCGGGGCCTTGCCGAAGATTATTTCCCCGGTTACGCTCCTCTGAAGAGAGCCCGAGCGGACGGCTGTTCGGCTCTCCCTGTTTGCTGCGCATCCAGACAACAGCAGGACAGCGCTCAGCATACTTGCACTGGTAGCATTTACGCAGTGCCTGTTCCAGAACGATAATTTTCTCATTGACTTTTCGTATTTGGTCGCTTAAATGTAAAGTCGTCTCGGAGAGGTCGTCATACAACTGCTTGTATGTGCCCTCGTTCTCCTTGACCGCACGGACCTTGACGAGCCTGCGGTCACGCCACCAGCCTATTGCCATGGCTATGCACCCCGTGGGGGCCAGCCACTGCTGGAGAAGTTCGAATACAGTGCCCCAGTCCATACGCATATCATTTTTCAGATCATGTCCCAGCCGGCCTCTATGTCCGCCATGACGGCAGGCACGCCGTTCTCCACCCGGCTCATCGCGGCGGCCAGACGGCACATCGTCCCCTTGTCATCCACGTCCGGCTCGTAGGTGGTTGGAACCTGAAGCTCGCCGCATACGCTTGAAAGGTAGGTGCGGGTGTCGTTCTCCGTGGACGGGGCGTAACGCCCAATCATAAGGGAGAGGGTCTTCAAACCGTGTTTCTTCCGGTAGTTCCTCAAGGTGATGAGCATGGCACGGTAGCCGTATCTCATGTCGGTGAACTGGAAGAACTCCTTGTCCGTCTGCACCGGGCGGAGTCCCTTCCACCTGTCACCTGACAGGCGGAGGTTCCCCGGGTTATTGTTTCGTAGTCCTCTTGGTGTCGCCATAATCATTCCTCCAGACTTTCCGCAGACGCACTGACAGCAGCCTTGCTTTCCTGTCCGGCAAGATCGCTTGAAAGTGTTATTTCCTTCACATCCCCCTCAAACCATGACTTTCCGTCATAATAGAGAGACACGGTCTTGCCTGGCGCGACTTCCGTACCCTGCACGGTTGCTTTATGCTCAGCTGATTTGTTGGACACGGACAGGCGCGCTCCCGCATGTACCGCGGCCGCCTCAATGGTATAGGTCTGGTCTGACGCGGGAGTCAGCTCGATGGCGTCATCCTGCGATTTCATTGTGATCGTGGTGTTGGATGTTGTGATGACATTCCCCTCACGTGCGTCCAGCATGACCACCTCCTCACCGAACGCCGTGTTCGTGTCCGCGGTCATGAGCATCTTGAAGAAGTAACGTTCTCCGGCATTGGTCAGCTTGTCGATCTGGATCACGTTGAAGTCGTTCTGCAGGTTGACCGCTCCCCAGAAGTTGGACTGCTCGGTCGGTGTAGCCACTGTTCCGATGATCAGACCGTCCGGCCATGAGGATACGGTCTTGATCGTAGTCCCCTTGAAGCGCATGGCGCTGGTATCAGTCCAGTTCACGCCCTTTCCCTCGCGCAGGATAAGTTCGTCGTCATACCGGTCGGCATCGTCAACGGACATGATATACACAAAATTGGGATTGGTGCGGAGAACCTGGGGAGTTGCCTTGCGCACGCGCATCAGACGTTCAATCATGGTGTCGTCTTTCGGGGAGTTCACACGGATTACCTCAGGATCTTCATAGACACGCATCAGAATGCCGTTGAACAGGTGCTCGTCATCCCCCTCATCATCGACATAGATACCGTTGACGAAGTGGTATCCGAGTTCAAAATCCACCTGGTCGGACAGGGCTTTCAGAAGGACGTTCTGTACATTGGGGGGAAGCTCCCGGAATACCAGTTCCCCTTTGGGCTGGAACGGACGCCATATCTGCTCGAAAGAGCGGGGGTTGAACGTGGTAAAGGCCATGAAGTCTTTCGGCTCAAGCACCTTCTCCGAATAAATGAAATCCCCTTTGGAGTCCTTGTCCTCAGGCTGTTCCACGCGTTTGCGCAGCATCTTGTTCGTTTTCAGCCGGGGAATGGAGTATTTCTTCGTCACATTGGGCACGAGGTTGATCAGCCCCTTCTGTACCAGCTCGTTGCCTGTGGCCGCCTTGGTGAGTATCCTGTCGAGTACCTCACCGTCATAATTCGTATTCTTGATAGTTACAGCCATAATCTTTTCATTTTTTAGTTAAAACCGTTCTTTTTCCGGATTTCTTTCCAGTTGTCATTCCATCCGGATTTGTCCTGTAGCGGGGGGGCCGGAACATCATCCACGCTTTTTTTCTTCGCAAGCCCGTCGACAATCCTTCTCCCGTTCTCATAATCCTTCTCCAGCACCGCCTGATACGCGTCACGGTCGGATGGGGCGATACGCCCGTCCTGCATGGCGTCCTCGAGAAGATTCTTGATCTCGGCCTTTCTGGCCTCGCGCTCCTTCTCGACATATCCGTCCAGACTCGCCTTGAGCGTGTCACGTTCCTTTACCAGCGCGTCATACTGTCCCGCCTTGCTTTCAAGGGAGGAGAGCGTGCGCACTACGTCCTCATCCGTCGCACACGAGGCGAAGGATGGTCTCTTCTTCAATTCTTCATACATCATATTACCTGTATTTAATGTTTGATTGCCCAGCCGGGCCTGGAATGCGGCATAAACTTCCTGCGGCGTCCCGGCATCCACTTTCTCGTCGATATCATAGATACCGTCAATGAATCCCATCTCCCTGGCCTCCTTGGCGGTAATCCAATGGTCCTTCCCATCGAAATAGGCATCCTTTATCTCCTCACGGGTTTTCCCGGTCTTGGAAGCGTACATGTCCGCAAGCGTATCCTCCAGCGCCTCCAGCTGCTCGGCGACGGCTTTCATCTCCTCCTTGTTGCCGTAACACCCCCCATAAGGGTTATGGAGCATCAGACGGGCGTACTGGCTCATATATACCGGTTTCCCGCACAGGGCGATGACACTGGCCATGCTTGCGGCAATGCCGTCGATATAGATGGTTATATCCGCATCGCTGGCCCTGAGGGCGTTGAATATGGCCATGCCTGCATACACGCTCCCTCCCGGGGAATTCACACGCACGTCTATGCTCCTGTACATGGAAGCGTATTCATACAGCTCGGAAACAATGTCCTTGTCGTTGATCCCGTCAAAACCGCCGATCTCCCCGTACAGGAGGATGCAGGCGGTATCAGGGGAGGGTATCATGTTAAAGTATCGCTTTTTCATCGGTCGTCTTAAAATTATGGTGCAAATATGGAGAGTTTTTTTACTGCAGTCAACACCATTGGGACATGATGCAACTTTACAACCTCATGATGGCGCCATAAGACAGTATCATAAATTCAATATATTGCAAATCATATATTTAAATACGAATTTTGCCGTAAATAAAAAAGATGAAAAAATGGCGGAACTGACCAGCAGACAAAAAAAAGATTTTGCAAGGACTATTTACCTTAATGAAGAACTGACACACGCGGAGATTGCCGAGCGTGTGGGGGTAAAACGTCAGACTGTTTCCCGGTGGGCCGGTGAAGGCAATTGGGAACGGTACAAGGTATCCATCACCATGACACGGGAAGAACAGCTCAAGAACCTGTATCTCCAGCTTGCCGAACTGAACAATGCCATCAACGGGAGACCGGAGGGGGAAAGATTCGCCAACACGGCCGAATCGGACACCATAGCCAAAATAACCGGGTCCATCAAAAAGATGGAAACGGATGTGGGGCTGGCTGACATCCTTTCGGTTTTCAAGAGCTTTGTCAAATGGCTGCGTACTTATGATATGGCACGCAGCAAGGAGATAGTCCCGCTGCTGGACGCTTATGTAAAATCCAAACTGTAAGGCTATGGCAAAACTCAGACTTACCCCCCGGGACAGGGCCGAACTGGCGGAATGGAACGACCTGGTGGCATCCGTCCGGGAAAGTTCGGACATTAACCCGTCCGACTCCGCCGCTGAAATAGAGGAACGCAAGAGACGGCTGGAAGCGGATAATGAAGCGTGGTTCCGATACTATTTCGCACAGTATTACACCTGCTGCCCGGCAGGTTTCCATAAAAAAGCGACACGGCGTCTTATGGAACATGACCGCTGGTATGAGGTCAGGGCATGGTCGCGCGAGCTGGCCAAGTCGGCACGCGCCATGATGGAGATCGTCAAGCTGGCGCTTACCCGGCAGGTACGCAACGTGCTGCTTATCTCGAACTCGCAGGACAACGCCGGGCGCCTGCTGCTGCCCTTCATGGCCAATATGGAGGAAAACCAGCGCATCATCCAGGATTACGGCACACAGAAAAAGCCGGGTTCCTGGGAAACAGGGGAGTTTACATGCCAGTGCGGTTGTTCCTTCCGGGCTATCGGTGCCGGACAGTCGCCACGCGGTACCCGTAACAAGAACTTTCGTCCGGACTTCATCCTTATCGATGATATAGACACCGACGAGGAATGCCGGAACCCGGAACGTATCAAGGCCAAGTGGAAATGGCTTGAAGAGGCGTTGATTCCCACCATGTCCGTCTCAGGACGTTACAGGGTGCTGTTTAACGGAAACATCATTGCGGCGGACTGCTGCATCACGCGTGCCATCGAAAAGGCTGCGGAACTCAGACAGAAAGGAATAGGATACGTGGACATTATCAATATCCGCGATAAGGACGGTATCTCCTCATGGCCGGAAAAGAATTCCGAAGAGGATATAGACCTGTTCCTCTCGCTTATCAGCACCTCGTCGGCACAGAAGGAATTTTTCAACAATCCGGTCAGCGAAGGGAGCATATTCAAGAACCTTGTATTCGGGAAGGTCCCTCCTTTGAACAAATTCAGGTTCCTTGTCATTTACGGGGACCCGGCTCCGGGGGAGAGCAGGAGGAAACAGGCCAGTTTCAAGTCCGTCTGCCTGCTGGGCAAGCTCAAGGGAAAGCTGTATGTGATCAAGGCAAGGGTGTTCCGGGGTAAGAACGAGGACTTTATCGAGGCGTTCTTCGAACAGTACAAACATGTGGGAGGCAAGGCTTCCGTTTACGCCTATGTGGAAAACAACAAGCTGCAGGACCCCTTCTTCAAACAGGTTTTAAAGAAGCACCTGAACAGGCTGCGCAAGAAACACGGCATCCCGCTGAACATCATCCCCGACGAGGAACGCAAGACCGACAAGGCAACCCGTATCGAGGCCAACCTTGAACCCATGGACCGTGACGGCAACCTCATATTCAACGAACAGGAGAAAGACTCCTCGGACATGAAGGAGCTGGTTGACCAGTTCCGGATGTTCGAGCTCACGCTTCCGTACCCCGCGGACGGCCCGGACTGCGTGGAGGGGGGAAACAGGGCCATAGACAGGAAGACGGGGAACATGGAGAAGCCGGTCATAATAGAAAGGGCGGCAATCCGCCGTTTAAACAAGTACAGGAGGTAAACGACATGTCTGAATTCATCAATCCGGATGACTACGATGCGAGCATCCACAGGGAGATCCTGGACAGCATCATCAGGGAGGACGAGTCCATAGTGGAGATATGCGAGGACCAGGCGGTGGCGCAGATGCGCTCCTACCTGTCCGCACGTTATGACTGTGACAGGATATTCTCCGCAAAGGGTAAGGAAAGGAATGCGCTCATACTCATGTTCGCCAAGGACATCACGCTCTATCATGTATGCAGCATCCACAACCCCCAGAAGTTCTCCCCCATACGCAAGGAACGTTATGACCGTGCGATGGAGTGGCTCAAGGCGGTCAGCAAGGTGGAGATCAGCATAGCCGACGCTCCCCTGCTGGACGAGGAGACGGCAAGGAACAACCTGCCCACCCAGATAAGAAGCAATCCCAAACGTGTAACACACTATTAAAATGGCAAGGAAGAAAGAGATATCCATAAGCGGCAACATGCCGCTTCCGGGCAGGAACACCCCGGGAACAGTCATCATCACCGCACCCAGGCTGTTCATGAAGGATATGGCGGACTATATGCAGGCCGTCAGGGGGGCGAACAATGTGGACTTCACACAGCGGACGAGGCTGTATGACCTCTATGAGGACATCCTTATGGACGGGCATACGGGAAGCGTCATAGAGAAGAGGAAATCGGCCGTGCAATGCTCACAGATCGAGTTCAGAAGGAACGGCGTTCCGGACGAGGGGATCAACACCCTGTTGCGCTCCCCCTGGTTCTACCGGTTCATCGGAGACCTGATAGACTCGGACTTCTGGGGGTTCTCCCTGTTCCAGTTCTATAAGGACGGGAGCGGATGGATGGACTACAGGCTCGTCCCGAGAAAGAACTATGACCCGGTGAGGGGGCTGATAAAACACCGGCAGGAAGACACCACGGGGGAACCGCTGGAGAATTACCACACGATGCTCTTTGTCGGGGAGAAACGCTCCCTGGGAAGACTGGCAAGGATAGCCCCGTATGTCATATACAAGCGCAACGACATGGCCGACTGGGCACAGTTCTGCGAGATATTCGGAATGCCCATACGCGAGTACACCTACAGCGCCGGTGACGAGCAGGCCCGTGACCAGGCCGTGAAGGATATGGCCGAGCAGGGAGGTGCGGCGGTGTTCCTCCATCCGGAGGAGGCGCAGATGAAACTGATAGAAAGCGGCAACAAAAGCGGCAGCTCCGACCTGTACAGGACCCTGTACGACACATGCAATGACGAGATCAGCAAGATCGTGCTGGGAAACACGCTCACCACGCAGGCCTCGGAACGTGGCACGCAGGCGCTGGGGACCGTACAGGAGAAGGGAGAGAAAAAGCTGAACGAGGCGGACCGGATCCTGGTGCTGAACACCCTGAACTATGACATGACCGATATCTTCACCGCTTTCGGGTACGACACACGGGGCGGAGAGTTCTATTATGTCAAGCCCAAGGAAACCACCGCCGAGCAGGAGATAAACATCATATCCCGGATGCGCCAGATGGGAACTCCCGTATCGGATGAATACGTGTATGAGGCTACGGGAATCCCTAAACCGGAGAACTACGGCCGGCTGAAACAAGAGGCAGGCACATCTGACAGGGACAAGGATGATGTTCCAGGCGGCACGTCACCCGTACCGGCCGGAAAGAAAGACAGAAAAAAGGAGGACGGTATTGTAAACCGTATCAGGTCTTTTTTCGTCGCCGCCCCGCGGAAAGGGGCTTTAAAATGGTAATGAACGACCTCTACGGGGAGCGCTGCCGCCTTTGTCACGGCCATGCGGATTCCCGCATGCAGGGGGCGGCCGTTTCGTTTGAGTTCACAAGGGAGCTGATGGCGAAAGTGCTGAGGGATATATTCTACCGGACGTTTGATGTAAAAACGGAAATAGACGAGGATCTGTTCCTGGCTACGGTCAGAACTTTCGGCCGTGCGGCGGAGGAAGGATTCGGTCAAAGCGACAATGACAGGCTGGAGGAAGTGTTCCTGGAGCAGATACGCGACAACCTCGATGTGTTCTCCGCTTTCCGCACCCACCGGATGCAGAACGACATTGCCTCGCAACTGCTGGACGAAAAGGGAAAACTGAAACCTTTTTCCCGGTTTCAGGAAGACGTGCAGGCGATTATCGGCACGTACAATACGGCGTGGCTCGAAACCGAGTACGATACGGCGGTACTGCGTGCCCGCCAGGCGGCTGACTGGAAGCTGTTCGACAGGGATGCGGACATCCTTCCGAACCTGCGGTGGCTTCCCACCACCAGCGCGGAACCCGATCCCGTACATGCCCAGTTCTGGGGGATTGACCTGACTTTGCCCAAAGGACATGGGTTTTGGAAAAGCCACCGCCCCGGAGACCGGTGGAACTGCAAATGCTCGCTGGAGCAGACGGACGACAAGCCGACGCCCGGGTATGATGTGCCGTTATCGGACTATCGGCCCTCACCAGGGCTGGACAACAATCCGGAGGAGGACGGAAAGCTGTTCAGCGACACGCATCCCTATATAGCCCATGCGTATCCTTCGGCTGAAAAAACCGTAAGGGACTTTATGGAAAGGAGAAAAAAATGAATGTGAATGACGCCGTCAGGGAACTCCGCAGGAAGGAGAAGGAAATCCGGAAGGCCTTCAGCAGGACGCTGCCCCGCAGGATCGGGGCAAAAGCGGTGAACCTTGTAAACAGGAATTTCCGCGAGGGAGGTTTTTATGACGGAGGGCTGCATCCCTGGAAGAGAACAAGAAGACAGGACTTTGCCAAGGGGGCGGCGGGAGAATACGGTCCCCTGCTAAGCCGACGCAACCGCCTGTCCCGAAGTTCGGAGTATGTGGCGGAGCCTTACAAGGTGACGATACGGAATGCCGTGGAATATGCGGGAATCCACAACTACGGGGGACGCATGACCACACATCCGAGAGTGACCGCCAAGATGCGGAAGATGGCATGGAGGATGTATTTCAAGGAAGCGGGCATCACCAAAAGGATGGGGAAAAAGGCCCGCAGGCAGAAGGCAGCGGCGGCACCGCCCGAAGCCCTGAAATGGAAGGCGATGGCCCTGACAAGGAAACAGAGGCTTGACATTAAGGCGGACATGCCCCGGCGACAGTTCATCGGACCAAGCCGGGAGCTGCGTGAAATGACGAGGAAGGAAACGGAAAAGGAAATAACCAATATATTGTTAAAATAACATGGAAACTTTATTCAATGACATTCAGAAAAGAATAGCCGACAACATAGCATGGCTGAACAAACAGGTGGACGAGGATTACGGGCAGCTGGACATGCTCTACCGTGACGACGGGGACTCCGAAACCTATCCGATGGTATTCCCCATGGTGCTGGTTGACACGCCCGAGGTGGAATGGCAGACACTGGGAGGGGCGGGCGGATACATGCAGAAAGGAACGGTATCGGTCATTGTCAGGCTGGCTGTTGACTGCTATGATGACACGCATTACACCAGCGGCACGGCGGACAAGGCCGCCGGAAGAATGGAACGGGCAAAAGAGGTGGACGCGCTTCTGCAGATGTACAAGCCTGAATGCTGCCAGACACCGCTTGTGAGGAAAAGAAGCAGGTTCCACACGATGCCCAGGGGGATAAAGGTCTATGAGACACACTATGAATGCACCGTGTGGGATAATGCGGTCAGTCGGTAAAAAGGGAGAGCTGGGCGGCGGTAAGACGGGGCTTCTTTATTTTGGGGACCGGCTTGACATCAATATCCTTCAGCCTGTTGCAGTTTGAACGGATGATGGCCATGATGCGGTCCACGCTGATAAAGAACTCCTTCTCGGAAAGGATCTTCAATGCGTCGTCAAAACGAAGACGCTGGATTTCCGTCCAATAATAATAGCGGCGCAGCAGCGCCTCGTTGCGTTTCGTGATCAGTTCCGAACTGCGACCTCTTGACATACCCTGAAAACTTGTTTGATGATAATACATGATACCCATCACAAAAGTAGTGATTATGAAATAAATATGCAACAAAGGGAGGGTTAATAATAAAAAAGCCCTCAACGCTTCCGTTTAAATTACCACATAAAAACGAAGAATAGTACATAGATACTCGCACGCTGAGGGCCAAAGTCCTTGACGCGAGTATTTATGTACTATTTTTATGTGGTGCACAAAAGTAATAATAAAAATTGGAAGTTTATGTGCAAGAGCGAAATTTTCTTCAACCTGCTCGTCCTGACCGAGCGTGAAACGGAAGTGCCGAGGGAACGTATACTGGGCGACTTCAGGGATATGGAGTCCACGGACGCCAGATATGTGCTTGTCAGGCTGCTCTCGGAAGCCGGCCTGTATCCCGACCAGATAGCGGGGATGACCAACCGCACGGCGCGGGGAGTACGGCGCCTGCTGGCGCGGAACATCACCTCGCCAATGATCGGAATATATCTGGAACAAATAAGGAAACACATCAGAACAGGACGCTCGACGGAGCGCGTGTAGTTGAGTATGTTTGCACCACGGTCGGATTAGTGACCGGAACTACAAAATACAAATACAACTATGAGTGAATCAAGAACTTTTGTGTTCCCCGAGAACGGGAACTCCGGAGGCGGCACCAACGGCATACTGGCCATGCTTCCGGCGCTTATGCAACAGCGCGGTGTGGATCCGAACATCCTGGCGCTGATGGGAAACGGCAACAACCGTAACGGCAACGGCTGGGGTGACGACCTGTTCGCCATCCTGCTTCTGTTCATCCTGATGGGATGGGGAGGCATGGGAGGTTTCGGCGGCGCCCGTGGCGGAATGATGGGCAACGGACAGGGCGGCGTGGTCCCCTTCGTGCAGAACGACGCGAACACCGCCGTGATCATGCAGGCCGTACAACGCAACGGATACGACATCCAAAGCCTGGCCACCGCGTTGAACACCTCTTCCGATGCCGTACAGGCCGCCATAAACAGTCTTGGCATGCAGATATGCAACATCGGCAACCAGATGGGCATGAACACCAACCAGATCGTCACCGCGATCATGCAGGGCAACAACGCCATCCAGTCGCAGATCTGCCAGTGCTGCTGCCAGACAAACGAGAACATCACCAAAATGGGCTACGAGAACCAGCTGTCCGTATGCAACCAGACAAACGCACTGGTGAACACGGCCAACCAGAACACGCTCGCATTGCGTGACGCCGGTACGGCCAACACCAACGCCATCATCAGCAAGCTGGACGCCATGCAGAACCAGGCGCTGCTTGACAAGATCGACTCGTTGCGCGAAAAGAACAGCACGCTCGTCAACCAGCTCTCACAGGAGCACCAGAACGCGTATTTCGCACAGGTGTCCGCACAGACCATCGCGCCTGTCAACGCCGCGCTGGGTGATCTGAGCGCCCGTCTGGCGAAGATTGAGTGCAACCAGCCCGAAGTGGCCAAGGTGCCGTACAGCCCGGTTGTGGGAATCCCCACCTGTGTGGCGGCCCAATATGGTCTTGGATACGGCTTCAATCCTTACGCCGCCGGTAATGGCTTTTGGGGTTAATTGAGGAAGGAGGCTATTATGGCAGTATATCCTTTCCAATTTGTAAACCGCAGGGGTTCTGCGGCCATATCAACCTCGGGAGTAACGGTCAATACCGACAATGTGGTGTTCTCCTTTCCCAACCATGCCTTTGTGAACGCATGGTACAGGGGGACCATCTACATTGACCTGGCGCAGGCCGTCCCCACAGGGACAACCGGGACGCTGCCGGTCCTGTTCGAGACAAACGGGGTGACACAGGCCGTGACCAAGTACAACGGGGAAGCGCTGACGGCGGCCGACATCCCCGGTACGGGAGTGTTCGAGTTCTGGTTCGACAGGACGACAAACACCCTGCAGATAATGACCGGAGTAGTTTAAGAACAAGGAGGGAGGAATCCCTCCATTTAAAGAGAAACAATTATGCCTTTCCAGAATTTAAGAGTCAACAGCCAGTTTTACATACTCCATAAGGACGGGACGCCTTATGTGGAGGTCGGCGCCATTGCGGGAGTATCCAATCCGGTCCCGGACGGGACACAGCCGGTGATGTTCGGCCAGCCGATGAAGATGGTGGTGGACATCACCGTCAAGGTCGGCGAACAGACCGTCACGTTCCAGAAGATACCCGCGGGGGCGGACATCGCCGACGCGAATTTCCCCGGAGGCGGGAACATGGTCATATCCGGGTCAAGGGAGTCGATGAACTCCGAGGTGGCGGCCATGAGGAACAGGTCCGCGGAGATACTCAGAAGCATAGACCACCACCGTGCCATAGTGGACGCCTGCGGCAAGATGATGGAGATCCTGAATCCCGAGTTTGCCGAAAGGCAGAGACAGGAGGCGGAAAACAAGGCTCTCAGGGAGGAGATATCCGAGCTGAAGGCCATGATGGCCGAACTGCTTAAACCGGCGGAAAGGCCCAGTACGAACAATTCTAAAAAACAACAAGTATGATGATGATCGAGATAGAAGACAGCAAGGTCGAGAGAATGTCCGATTATGCCGAAAAAATGCTCAAGTATGGCGGCAAGCTCATGCAGTGCATTGAGGAACTCTCGGAAGGGAGCGGCATGGGACAGCGCGACGACGGCTACGATGACTATGACGAGTATGACGACATGGGACAACGTGGCGGTTATGGAAACCGTGGCGGATACGGCGGAGGATACGGGAACCGTTATGGCGGCGGCTCGATGGGCCAGCGCCGCGGAGTGCCCGGAACAGGACGCTATTCAAGATACCGTTAGTTTAACCCGCCGGGACGGAGGATTCCCCCGTCCCGGCTAACAAGAAGACTATGAACAGGACAAAGGAACCTCTGGACATATATGATGACCGGCCAAAGGAGCTGACGGCGTACCTCCGGCACAATGGCTGGCACTTCAACAAAAAGCTGTGCGACTTCGCCGTGTCGCTCATGCGCAGGATGAACCCGGCAACCGGAAAAAGCGAGAAGGTCGAACCCATGACCAAGGACAAGGTGGACGAACTTCTGGCCAAGAACGGGGTCAGGGTGGAGAACAACACATTATATGACTATGTATACGTGGCCAACCAGGCAAAAGCGGACTGTTTCAAGTCCTCCATCGCCGACGAGCCCCATCTGGCGCTTTACGTCAAGGATATCATAGATGACTATGACGCTCCGGAAGGCATGGTCATGTGCATGTGGTATGCGAAAATGACAAGGGCCGGGGAACCGGTGGAATGGGACGAGATGTTATGATCCGCCAGCGGTTTGACATAGAGGAATACGGCTGGAAGGTGGCGGTCTACTATGCCGTGGACTGTTACTACACCGACGAGATCATTGGCAGGCTCTATGACATAGGCTGCCGCGGGGATGATCTGGAAACGGCGTACAGGAACCTGTCCTCCGGCAAACCGGACACCGGACTCACCTATTCCAACTACGGCACAAGGCAGACGGTCATGGTGATAGGGATCACATCGTCACCCGCCGAGTTCCAGAACTCCTATGACCATGAGAGGAAGCACCTGGAAGCGCACATGGCAAAGGCACTGGGGATCGACCCGTGGGGCGAGGAGATATGCTACCTGTCCGGCAATATAGGACAGAAGATGTTCGACAAGGCCAGGTTGCTGCTGTGTGATTGTGAATGTTGTAAGAAACAGATAAAGGAACTTATATGAAAAAGAAAGAAATCAGGAAAGCGCTGGAAGGCGGCACGCCGTTCTCAAGCCTGTACTCCCTTCTCCCCTCCGGGCAGAAGGAGAAATTCAAACAGTTCGCCGCGGCATTCGGATTCACGGAGCGGCAGGTCAGGGAAAGACTGCGGAAAGAAACACGATAGCTTCTCATTGACAACGGGCGCCCCCGCATATTATTGTATGCCGCAGGGCGCCCGTTCTGTTTTTATCCGATATTTAATCTTTCCTCAAACTCCGCAATGATACAGTCTGCGTCACCACCATGTACCCAGTTATCCAAAACAGAGGAAAGAACTTCGATGGCTTTCCGTTTCATTTCTTCCTCTGCCATTGCAAGAGCTTTAAGAGCATTTTCTTTTGCGATAACCGGGTAGTCGGGATTGACTACCACAAAACTCTCACTTTTAATATATTCTTTTGACTTGTTCATTATTTATCTTTTATAAATTCAAGTTTGTACCCTAAATACCCCGATTTACCTTCCGCATCCATAGCCCGTCCTGTCAAGTTACCATAAAGTTCATCCATGATAATGTAGAATATTACTTTGGGCAATGGCTTTTGCAGATATTCAATGTACACATTAAATAATTCATGCTTTGGAGTTACCGTTTCGATTTCTCTGAAACATTCGGTTATCGGACGGAAAGAAAATCCATTTTTCTTTGGGTTGGTCAATAGTTCCTTATAGGCAGCTACAAGACCAGGAGATAATTGTATTGTTTCACTCATTGCTGTTCAGTTATTAATCGGTTTTTACTATTTTCCCATTATCCAATATCAAATATAACCGGCATTTATAGCTGACTGTATCCGCCCATTGGTGAGCATATTTCAAATACTGATGTAGCTTATACCTTCCGGGATTATTCATCATTTTATTTCTTATTCTTTTTTTCATTGGTTTTGAATTATTTTTTTATAACTACCGCCATTGCACTAATAGATGTGCCACTCTCTTTAAACTCGCCTGCGCTGATTTCAAACACTTCTCCATGTACTTCTTTCAGCCAGTTGCGAAAATCAATACACCTCTTTTCCGAAGCGAATCTCCAGTGTTGGCTGGTTATTGCTGCAAGCGTGCCGCCTTCTTCCAAGCGTTCATACATAAGTCTTACATGGTCTATGTCTTGATTGCCGGAGAATGGAGGATTAGCAATAATCTTAGTGTAATGCCCTACACTGTCTTTCGTAAAATCCTCATCAAGCAATATTACGTTATCAAGTGTATGAAGGAACTCCCTGTTTTCTGGCATCAGTTCATAACATTCAACTGTTACTGACGGGCACGACCGATGAATCGCTTTTATCAGAGCACCACGTCCGGCACTTGGTTCAAGTACGGTATCTGTTTCATGAATTCCACCGGCAAGCATTACCAGCCAGTCTGCAATATCAGCAGGTGTTTCAAAGAACTGAAAATCTTTTTGCAAATCGCATCGCTTACCTTCTTTCAAGATGGAGAACACACGTTCCGGATTAAAAGGAAATGTGAAACCCTGTACCTTCCCACCTTGCCATGAGCCGCCGGCTTCTTCTATCCACTTTTTTGCTTCGGCATAAGATTTTTTATTGAATTGAACTTGGGGAAGTTTGAGAACACCATCCTCAAGAGTACAATGTTTCAATATCTCTTCCACACTCCATTTCTTACCTTCATCAGCCTGTTTTTTCTTTTCCTCCGTTGAAGCGTCCGGCGCTAAAAGTGAAGATATTTTTTGAACAACTATGTTGCTTGCGTCCATGAAGGCACTGACGCAAGATATCGCTTCTATCAAAAAATCAGTGTCAACACACCCGGTATCGTCATAGATGTCTATCCCTTCGGTCATGGATGACAGTTCATTGAGCTGCGCTACACTACCATGTAACGTTTCGATTAAAATCTTTTTTTTGTTCGTCATAACTTTTCTGTAAATAAATTCTTGTTGTGTCCACACTCCCGTGACCTAGAAGGTCAGCCAGTTGAATAACATCTTTGTTTTTTTTCAGGAACATTTTAGCAAAGAAATGCCGGAAGGCGTGCGCGTGCATTTTCCTTGGATCAATGCCGCAATGTTTTCCCCATGCTTTCAAGTGCTGGGAAAAGCCACGCTGTGTGATCGGGCCGAATCTCCCTACCGCAAAAATCCCGGTTTTACCATATTCTTTAGCGTAAACCTTCGCTTCCTGCTGAATTGTTTTTTGGAAGAAAAAACGTCTGTACTTGTTACCCTTTCCTTTTAATGTCACTTCCCCGGATATGATGTCTTCCCACGTAAACTGCTGGAATTCCGACAGACGGGCGCCCGTTGTTCCCAAAACCTTAATAAAGAAATAGTAATCCTTATTGTTTTTTCCCTTGAGATATTCCAACAGCCGGTTATATTCCTCCTCGGTCGGCACATTGTTCACATCAAGCTTGCGCTTTATTTTGGGACGCTTCAGTTCTATAGGCTTCTTCAGCCATTTGGAAAATCTTTCTATTGCTGTAATCCGCAAACGGATGGTAGCGGGAGATAATTTTTCTTCTTCAAGACTTTTTATAAACCTCCTGCAATTATCCATGTTTACCTCATTGGCGTATTCGAAATACTTCTTCATAGATGTGTAATATATATAAACTGTATGAGAAGAGTAATCATTGTTGTCAGTCAGCCATATAATGAAATCATTAAGTTGTTTCTTGTTCTTATCCGAAATGACATCAAGTTTTTCCAAAGGTTTCACCGCCTTTCCCCTTTTTCCATATCCGATGTTGAGATAGGATAATAGATCGCATATAGCTGAACACATTAGCGAATGACGCACCATGACATCTGCATTTTCACGCTTATAAACCAGATAGCCACGACGATTGACATCTTCAGTACGTTCAAGAAAATCCGTTACATATTTGATATATTTCCCGACAGTATCATAAGTTCTGCCTGTTGTGTATAAGTAGGAAATATAATCAGTTAATATCTTCTGCCTGTCATTATTCATAATCTTGTTTAATTAAATTATACCAATCATTGCTATCTTCGAAAAAACATCTGTATCCATTAGCCGTATGTTTGCCTCTCACTTTCCGACATATAGCACTGATCAAAGAAGGAGCCACGCCAATCATCTTACCAGCCGTTTGTATCGAAGGGAATACTCCACATAATTTCTCATCCTTTATCAAAACAACGCTCTTTTTATTCATGCCTGCACCAGTCTTATGCCAAGCCCCACGTCCTTTAGACAGATTTTTTATACTTCTGGCCTTGGAACGTTTTGAATGATAAACCATTTTACGACCCTTGTTGCGAGAAACACAACCTTTTAAAAATCGTCCGGTAATAAAGTCTCTCTCAAATCGCTCAGGCGGTATATATAATTCACTCATTTCTAATCAGTTTTAAATATTAATCTTTTTCGATGAAAGTGTTAGTCGTGTTTATCACACCAGCAGAATCAACGCTCTTACCATCCCGGATAAACACTTTTTCTCGCATTAACTCTTCATAGTCATATCGTGACATTCCGATTACACACACACGACCATCAACATACAATTTACATTTCATTAATTCAGTTTCTTCTATCGGACCGATAACATCTATTTGAATTGTTCTTTTATTCATAATTTTCCTGTTATGAGCCATTTGCCGACACCGGCAAATGGCAGATTATTATTTTCTCCAAAAACTGTCTCCGGAGATTGACCGGGCCGTATCATCCGCAGTAAGCCGGATATACCGGAAGAAGTTCTGCTCAGACCTGTGCCCTGTCAGTCTCATGATCTCCAATGTCTTCATCCGTCCTGTAAGGTACATGTTCGTGGCCGCGCTTCTTCTTGCCGTATGGCTGCTGACCAGTTCCCATTTCTCCCGGGTCTCCGTGACCAGCCTTCCTCCCTTCGTGTAGGAGAAAGTGATCCTGTCGGTAAGCCCTATCTCCCTCATGATGACCTTCAGATACTTGTTGAAATACTGTATGCACAGTCCTCCGGGTATGTTCCCGTCATATTTCTCGAATATCTCCCTTACATAATCATGAGCCGGGACCTTGACGTCCACATTGGTCTTCTTTGTCCTTTTTATGATGTATCCATCTCTCAAATTGTCTTTTGTCAATGTCGAATAATCGGAATATCTCAGAGCGGTCAGACAGCCTATGACGAACAGGTCACGTATCCGCTCCCTGGCCTTTCTTCTGTCCTGCCTCTCAAACTTGTAATAGTAGATCCTTGCGATCTCGTTCATCGAGAGGAAAACGGCATTTACCGGCTCCTCACGCAAATCTGTTCCGTCATAGGTGGCGTCTACGGCGTAATTGTACTGCGATGCCTTTCTGACGAGCGACTGTATCTTCTGGACATAGCCCGCTATGGTGTTGTGACGCAGCCCCCGGCTCTCAAGATAGACAATGAAGTCGTCCAGAAACTCCTCCGTCACGGAATTGGTGAAGATGTCACAGTCGAATTCGGTGGAAAACCTGTCTATGTGCCGGAGGACCGCATCATAAACCGCGGCATAATGTCCGGACCTGCGTTTTCCCCTTCTCTCAAGCATATCCCTTGCAAAGTCCGTGAAGTACACCCCCTCAAGCGGCCTGTCCTGCCGGAAATGGTTGATATAGTCCCGCCTGGGTTTTCCGGACCGTGCGGGAACCGTCACCTGCAGTGCTGCTAGACACCTCCCGTCCCGCATCCGGCCAGCCTTGCAATGATCGGGCGGAACTTTTCCTTTCTCAATCTCACATCATAATACGCGGTTGTCGCCCTGCATCTGGATATCTTCAGGAAGGAGGCTATCTCACGGAACAGATACCCTTCCTCATACGCCATATAGCAGAACAGCATCCTTGAATCGGATATGTTCCTGGATATCATCCGGGACAGGATCATTTCCTGCGAGACGCCCATCATTCCGGAGATCTCGTCCAGCATAAGCTGCATCGGTTTCTTTTTCTTGTTGTCTTTTCTCAGGTTCATAAGATTGTTTTTTAAAGGTTCTTAAATCTGTTTTAAAAGCACCGGCTCCTTATGCGGTGCCAGATGGTTCTTTTCCTGAAACTCTGCGGACGGAACGCCCTGTCACGCTTATGCCAGCCCTCCCGGCACCGGAGTCTTGATTCATCCAGTATATCCTCCATCGCGGATTTGAGACTCTCCAATTTTTCCACGGAGAGCAGCAGGTACTCATTCATTCCGTCCTTTTCCATACATCGCGAGATTTGGGGATTCGGGATCATAGGGCTCCACGGTGGTAAGGGTAACGGAGGATACGACCACGCGTCCGCTCCCTTTGCAGGCGGGACAGGTCATGGTACTTACGGTGTCCGTCAGCTCGTCCAGGTTCTCAAGAAAGCCCTGGCCGCAGCATGTGCGGCACAGGACTACATGGGGATGGTCAAACTTCCTTCTTATCATCACCGGGAAATTCAGGTTTCACATCAGCAGTGTAGGGATAGACATCCATAATGGCGGTCTCGGCCACCGAGCCGATGACATAGTCCGCCAGCGTGCCCTTCATCCCCTCGTCCAGCTTCTTTACGGCATCGCGAAGGTCGGAAGCCTGTACCAGTACGGTAGTGGGGGTCTTTTTCTCCGCTCCGCTCTTTTCGTCCAGCGTGATGAAGAACAGCTTACACTTGAACCAGCGGTCGGCCGCATCTTCCTCAGACGGGAACAGTTCGCTGTAACCGGCGCGTTTGACGCCCGAAACAGTAAATTCACCGTTGATATACGGGTTCATTTCTTCAATAATACGGGCTTCCGCTTCCGTGAAGCTGAGCGCGTCGACCAGATAGGCTTCCGTTACTTTCCTGTTCATGCCGTTCTCCGCCACCTTCTCGTAGCGGATGGAACATTCAAACCAATTGTGCATCATAATTTACATCTTGTTAAATGAGGGTTCTATTCTTTTCCATTGATTGTTTCCGTCCTTTTCCTCGAAGTAGAAGCGGATCACCGTGCCTTCCACCACGTTGCTCTCACGGAAGAGCTGCATGATTTCCGAATATTCGGGGTCGTTGAAGTCGTCCTCGAGCTCGTACAGGCGGGAGATGGACTTGTAGTCAAGATCCCCGGCCTCGTTGCGCTGGAGCAGCGACATGGCCAGCTTGTACATGGGGTTGCGCCCGTCATCGCCCTTCTTGCCGATCCATGCGTTCAGGTAGTCCACTAGGCGCTTCTCTGCCACGTCGGCCCTCTCGTCGAAGCCCTTGACCCGGTTCCCCTTGACGGAAACCTTGAAGGTGTCGTTCTTCACCTCGAACCCGAGCTGCTCGTCACGTTTCAGACCGCCGTACTCCTTCAGCTGGTCATAGTAGGCGGTGGCCTCCTTACGGAGCCATTCCTTGAACTCCTGACCGTCCTTGATATACTTGCGGAGCTTCCTCTCCACAGAGGCGAGGAATCTGGCACGCAGCTTCTGGTAGTTCTTCTTTCGGTCCCCGTCCTTTCTTTTCTTTTCGGCCTGCAGCTTGCTTAGCAGGGCCTCACGTTCCTTTTCAGATAAATTCTTGATATCCATATCTGTTCTTATTTATTAGTGAATAAATTCCTGAATAAATCAGGGTCGATTATCTCCTCGTTGCAGTCAACGTTCTGTTCTATGGCTGTCTGGCATTCCCAGCAGAGATGGTTCACGGTCATGTGGTTGTTGTATTCACAGAACACCTTCCCGCACAGCCCGCACCGGGCGAACATCGGCTGCACGGTGTCCGCGTCCTCCCGGCAGATGTCCAGCCCTTTGGCGTGGCAATCGGCACACATGTCAGCACATTCCTTTTCGAATTTCGTCTTTTCCATTGTCATCATTGTTATTGTTATTATCGTTTATCCATGCTACCAGAATCCATAACATGGCGTTCAGTGACCATGTTTTCGCCCAGAAGTCATCATTAACTATCATGCCCGTGAAAGCCGAGAGGGCGGATATCACATACACAAGGTGCTTTATTCTCATACCTCCTCCTTCCGTCTTATGGCCTTCAGCTGTTTCAGTGTGGCCTTCAGTTCCTCCAGATTCTGGCTTGACACCGGCTTCCTGCATCCTCCGTGGCTCTTCAGGAAGGAGGTGATCTTCGCCTTGTTCATCTCAACCTCCACGGGATTGTCGCTGCGGTAGCTCCTGTTGAGAAAACCGATGTCCATTGACACGGCGTAAATGGCCTTGACCAGTGCCAGTTTCTCCCGTCTTTCCGGATCCTTTCTCCCGTCGGGATCGAGCAGCGTCCCGATCAGCCTTGCGGCCTCGCTTTTGCACAACTCCGCGGACGTCGTTGTCCGTCCGCCGCTGAACTGCCGGACAAGATGCCTGTATTCATCCTCGTCCAGTCCGAACTGCCGTCTGAGGCGGTGTATGCACCGCTTCTGGGCATTTGTCGCGGGTAATTCAATTGTCTTGTTCATTGCTATTGCTGTTAAATGGTTCGTCACTGTTCCTGAGCCAGCATCTCTCATAGCCCTCCTTCCAGACCACATAGAATCCTTTCGGACCGGGAACACCACGGCTCATGTACCGGGCGCAGAACCCGTTCACCTCTATGCGGGAGAAGCAGTCCCTCTTGACTCTGTAGGCCACCGTGCCTTGCACCTCCTTCCCCTCCACATGGGAGATGTATACGAATATCTTCTTCCTGTATTTCTTCCTGAGCTCGACCAGCTGTTTGGCGGTGACGTCCATCTCGCCTTCAAGACTCTGCAGGGAGTCGATGATGACCACGTCCGGAGATCTCTGTTTCCCGAGGAATTCGTCAAACTCCTCGAAAGTGGGGACCTCGTCCCAGAACAGCATCCCGCTCCTTGACGAATTCATGAATCCGAGCAGGGAGTCCCTGAAATCGGACTCGACACCCATCTCAAGGGAAATGAACAACACCTTGTAGCCGATACGGTCAAACTCCCTGGCCAACTGGAAGGTGAAGGAGGTCTTTCCCTGTCCGGACTTGCCGTATACGATCCACGCCCCGGACTTCTGCCTCTTTCCAAAGGCATCCATGAAATCCTTGGAAAAGGGGATGTATTCGTATTTTTTGTTCAATATGTTGTCAAACGACAATGACCTGATCATAAGCCGGCTCCTCCGTTGCTGATTTCCTGTCTGATTACCACATTGTCTATCATTCCCGAAAGCTCGCGCAGGTCATCGGCGAACAATACCTGGCGGGGATCGTCCTCACGCGGCTGCTTCTTGACCTTGGGAAGTTTTCCCCATATCTCTTCCGCCGTCTCCCTGTCCTGCACGCCGTTGGCCATACAGATGGCGATGACATCCTTTTTGGTAGCGCCCAGAAGGGTGATGTAATTGCGGCCGAAACGCCCGTCTATCTCGTCATACCCTTCGATACGTCCCACATACCGCCTGATATTGCGCTCCAGAGTCTCCGTGCCGGCCACCAGACACCCCATGCGCCCCAGCGTGTCATCATACAGGGGAATAAGCGTGCACATGGCCGAATGCGTGAGCTTGCCGGCATCATCTATCAGCAGGACAGGCTTATAGGAGGACAGGGAATTCATGTGCGCGATGCACAGGTCCAGCAGACTGTCATTATCCATATAGCGCGTCACATTCTCTCCCATGGCCTGTGCCAGTTTGGTAAGGAACTTGCGGCTGCTCCATTTGCGGCACTTGATATATACAACCCCCTTGTCACCGCACAGATTGTACAGGTCAATCAGAGACTGGGTCTTTCCGCTTCCGCTGCGGCTGCTGATACATACCCATTTGCTCTTTCCCCTGGCAACCTCGAATGCCCGCTTCACCTGCCGGTAAGAGGTTACGGTATCAACCACATTGCGGGAATTCTCATAGAAATAAAGGCCTGTGGCGATCCTGACCGCCAGGTTGTCGTCATTCGCGCCGTACTTGCCGGAACGGAACTGGGACATCGCCGCATCGGACACGCCGCAGCGACGGGCCAGTTCTGAAGGTTTTGAACCACGTTCTATCAAATTCTCTATGTACTGTTTCAATGCTTCCTTATCCATAATTATGCTGTTTTTAAAGTGTTATTAAATCATCTTGAAAAATTCATGTCGGCGTCGTCCCATTCGTAATCGTCATCCGCAAGAGGGGACGGAACCCTGAGAGGTCCGGGCGCAATCTCTTCAAAATCCACGTCCTCCACCGTCTGGCCGCGCGCCTCGTACTTGCGGTCCTTGTGCCGTCCCCGGCTGTCGGTGAGCAGGGCGCGGTCCAGCAGGCTGTTGCTCTTCAGAAGCGGGTTCCGCTCCTGCATGGCGGTTATCACCTCGTCCACCTGCTCCTGTCTGGCCACATACCGCCGCTCGAACTGCCGGTTGAACTCGTCCACCTTCCTGCGGTGCTCGAAATGTTCGGGTTTCTGGTCGATCAGGGCCATCGGTGTCTTCATGTCACGCTGCAGGAGGAACTTCAGGTCCCCGGTCTCCTTTGCCAGCCGGTGCCCTTTGGTGGATTCGGCATTGACGATAAGCACCTGCGACAAATCGTCGGGATCGTAGTGCACGGACCAGTCCTCGTGGAAATGATTGCGCAACTCCATGTTGAAACTCTCATAATTGATCCTCTCCCCGAAGAGCTCGATCAGCAGCCCCTTGCCGGTGAGCCGGTTGGTGCGTCCCGTCGTGTCGCCCATGAGAAACAGGTATTCCTCGTCGCAGAACGGCATCCGGCGTTCCATGGGGGTGCGTTCCCATGCGGCCATGTACGCCTCCAGCTTCTTGGCCCGCTCCCTTTGCATGATACCGTGTATCTGCGCCAGCACGCCCTCCTCGTCGGGGATCAGGTGGCGGTTATAGTTCAGGATCTCTATATTGGGCTGGGAGCCGCGCTTGCTGTTGATGTTCACCCCGCTCCAGTTCTTCTCCAGCTGGTAGTACGTCTTGTTCAGATAATTGAAGTAGGGCTCGATGATCTTGGCCTTGGCGTTGTGGAGCGCGGCGGGGATGTAGTGCACCGTCATCGCCTCATAGAACGGAACCATCACCCCCTTCTGGTAGTTGTCACTCTGCAACTGCAGCGGCTTGTACCGTGCACCGAACAGTTCCCGGGCGTGCTTGATGGCGTTGCGCAACGCCTCGCGTATCAATGCCGGGCTCTCATGGTCGCCGACGGCGTATCCTATCGGGTACTTGCCGCAGGCGTCCAGCACAACCACGATGGTCTTGCGGTTGTGGTAGGTGGTTTTCTTGTAAGTCCTTGTCTCACCGTTCACCTTTTTGTCCACCGGCTGCCTCTTCTGGTAGACCAGTTCCACGTCCCATCCGTCCAGTGTCCAATAGGTCATGGCGGTCTTCGGAGCCTCGCGCTTGTGCTGCATCTCGAGGGAGTTCCTCAGCGCGGCGGTACCGCGCTGGTGCCCCAGGGTGGTGGATTCCATCATCTTCCGGTACCTGTCCACCGTGACAGGGCTCTTGATTTCCGGTTTCCCCAATATGGAGGCTATCTTGTTGTACTGTTCCATGATCTGTGCGTTATTCAAGTTCATATGCTGGGAAAGCAGCTTGTGCATGATCGCCTCGTCCTCTTCGTCCCTAATCAGGGCGGCGGACGTGTTGCCCTTGTTCTTGTGCACCAAAGCGATGAAGCCTTCCGCTTCATACTGGTCCACTTTACGCTTGAGCGTCTTTCCCGTCGAAGGAAGTTTGTGGGGATAGCGGGTGTTGCCTTTGCTGTCCCGCACTTTCAGCAGATCGTTCACCATCTCACTCAGCCTGTCCCATACGTTGAAACGGGATCCGCCACGTCCGAAACCGCATTCCGCATTGCTGTCGCGCAGCCGGATGACTGCATCCAGGACACGTGCCTGGAGCGTATAGAGCGTGACTTTCTCCGGTCTGAGCGGCTTTCCCGCACCGTCCCTGTAAGTGGTGAAGAAGGAGTAGGCGGCCTCGTTGTACCCTACAGCCCTCTCTAGCGGGCTGGTGGCGGCACGTTCGACATCCTCATGGGGATCACCGTAATATTTGATGTATAATTGCTGTATGTATACTTCCAGCGAGTCGAACTCCACCAGGGCGGGACGTCTGAGGCTGGCACGACGAGCAATAGCAATCTGCTTTCTAGAAACTTTCCCTTTGTATGTTCCTATCGGGAGGAAGCCTTTCTCGGAACCCACCTTGCGTTTCGGATCATACATGATCAGCTCGTTGGCGTAGATACATACCTTGTCATTATAGATTACAGCCATATCAACCGTTTTATTGTTTAACCTTGTGCGGTTTCCGGCGTCGGACCGGAAACGCGGGCCGCCTTCCGGCTCCCTGACCGCGGTCCTATTTTTCCTCCCTGTAATACCTTTGTCCGATAAGGGAAAGGCAGCATACGACTGCAAGGACCGAGGCGGCGAGGTTCTCGTTGAAGGTGGGGCGGAGGTTGTCCGCCAGTCTGAGCACTACCACAAGGCCGATGACAGCGGCTGCTATATGGATAATCCTGAATGTTCTCATTGCTTTCGGTTTTTAATTAAGGGCGCATCCGGATAAAGATAAAGTGTCGAATTTTAAAATTATTGCCGGATTGGACGCGCCCTTCAGGGTTTATTGTTATTTTTGCTATGTCGAATTTTAAAAATTATTAGTCATGAATGATGAATCTATTGACACCTATCAGGTAACTGTTTCTTGCAGGGCTACTAATGAGGCTGCTATTAAAAGAGTGTTTAAAATATTATCCGGTTTTGGAGAAGCATGGAAGCCCGGTCTTCTGTTTATGACATCCAGCCTTTCGGACAAAAACAAGACTTCTCCATACAAACTAGGGGAGATAGCCTTCTTCCTGGATAATAACCCTCTACTGATCCATACTTTTACGCTGACTGTCAACATTGTCAGTCAATATATCCAGTCTTCTGTTTCGGAATGTGTTCTCGATCTTCACGAGACTGGGGTGGTGAATACATAAGGGTCTTGCAGGACGCGCTCCGTCCACTGTCGGCGTGACAGGGAAAGCCAGACGGGCGATTTCGGCTGAATATACATAAATACTGTTCTCGTCACGGGAACCTTCCTTGGAGGTTTCCGCTGCCAGCTTGTGCGCCAGCTCCTCTATCTGTATCGCAATCTTGTGCACTTCGTCAAATTGAATATCAAATTTCATGGTGTGTTAATTTTGAACTGGTTTATTTTTCGATTTCCTTGACCAGACGCTTCGCTCCGGCTATGTCCCATATCTTGTCGACCATCTCCGCGACCTTCATGTCGGTTGTCGGTCCTATCTTCACCATCACCGCCCCTTCGGCGTCCTGGTCCTTGGGAATGATGATGGGGCAGATCATCCCGTATTCACGCCAGATCGTTATCACGATCCTCAGGTATTCAAGGTTGATACCCATCGTATAAGTAATCATCCCTGTTCCTCCCATTCTATCAGCAGTTGTCTGTACACCGGAACAGGTTCGGGATATATGATGCCTTTGTTCTTGTGGGAGATAGCCAGCTTCGTCAATCTGTCGGCTATACGGCGGCTCATTGTGTTGCCGGAATACACCTTGCATACATGGGAGTAGGTGACTTTCATGTTGGTGGCGACCGTTTTCAGATCATTCCGATTGAGATAACGGCACACAGCCTGTTTCCAGTCGATGAAATCCGGACGGTACTTGGGCGCAGGGAGCGTCGGACGCTGTGCCGGACGAACGGAGTAGCCGCCGGTACGACGGATGGAGGGGAGAACCTCGTTAGTTACCCATTTGCGGAAGGCTTTTGCTTCGGGCTTGCGGGAAAGGAAGATCAAGCCATATAATCCGGATTCATTAACAGTCCATGTTTCTCGCCCTTGACCTGATACAAATAATGTTTGTATCAGCTTCTCGTCATCATCTAAACGCTTGACTGTCATGCTAACATCTTGTAACCCTAAAGCGCAACAAATATCTTTTGCTATAAACCATGATTCTCCATCAATCATTTTCATCCGGATACCGGCGTTAATGCCGTCATTGAAGAATGTTTGCAGACCTGTTGTCTGCTGGTTGTTGTTCGATGTTTTCATAATAATACATTATTAATTAATACGTTCCGCTTTCACATTACCCTTGTTGTCGAGGATTTTGACTGTTTCATACTTGACGATTTCGTCAACATTGTACAGCTTACTGTCGTTCCGTTTCTTGGCGGCTTCCCAGATTGCCGGAGCTTTACCACCCTTTTTCTGACCGGACAAAACCTGTCCGACATAGGCCATTGTTACTTTAAAGGCGATAGCAAGTTCCTTCTTGCCTTGTGCGCCTAACTTAATTACTTGTCCCATATTCAATATTTATTGGATTAAAATTGCTATATTTGGCGCGGTTTATATTAAACCTGACGCAAATATAAACGCATTTTGCGTATAAACAAAATTTTTTCTTTGAAAAATACGAATTATGAGTAGATTTTTAGATAAAAAAGAGATTTTAGAGCGAATTAAAGCTTTCTATAAGCTAAAAAGTGATGCAAAACTTGCTTCTTTTCTAGGTATTCCTCCTACAACATTGGCTAGTTGGTATTCACGAAATACGTTTAATTTGGATTTGATATACGAAAAATGCGTAGATATTGATTTAAAATGGCTTCTAACTGGAGAAGAAGTAATATTAAAAAATGAGAGTTCGCTAAATACACAAGCTAGTGCGCCACAGCAAGAAAACATGATACCTTATTATATGTATAAGGATCTACAAGAAGAAAATCGAAAGTTGGAGAGAGAAATAGGACGGCTTGAAGAACAATTGAAACATTTAAAGGATTTGATAAAGAAGGAAGAGAATAAATCCCTAACAACAAACTCCGACTCCCATGCAGAAACTGTCCAAAAAAAGCGGAGCTCATCGCGTATATCAGACTCTTCTGCGCAAGCAGATGCCCTGATCATAAAATAAAGATAATAAT